TTATACCTGCTTGAAGTCGGTTATATAAAGCACTTCCTAAAGCCGGTAAGATAAAAATATCTTGTGCCGTTTTAATCTCAGGCAATACAAGTTTTTCGTCTACGTTAGCGTGTAAGCCAGAGCGGTCTTTAATATTCTGTACGCTTATGAATAATGTGTTTAAACTCATCTTTATTTTCTTTTAACTATGTTTGAACGCCACTCGTGTCTGCAACTTGGAGAATGTGTATTTGTTCCCGGCTTAGTGTACCAACCGCCTCTCCTATCCCATACAGAATAGCCAAGCCTTGCACTCATTTGCTCTATATCGCTACGAGTATAAAACTTATTAGCAGTAACTAAGTATTTGCAAAAAGGTCTGCTTGTATCTAAATCGCTATCGTTAAAACCTGCTTTCCACTCGTAAGTGTAACGAATTAAAATCTGCGTTGTTTGTGGCTTAATAGCTTCAACAATTTTACCAATAGGCGCAGTTAATTCCCTTTCGATAATAACGTTACTATCAATCCCTTTGCCTTGCTTTACTTCGCTTGTCTTGATAAAGCCCTTCTCGATTAATAGATCAATAACACGCTTAACCGCACCCACATCTTCTTTTAAAGTGTCAGCTATTACCTCAGGGGTAATTCTTTTATCCTTAACAATTAAATCTAAGATATTGCTTTGTAATTGTGTTACATCTGCAAACATTTCAAAGTCAGCATCGTCGCTAAATCTTGTTTTGCTTTTAAGAACCTCGTAGTTGTTTCTGTCTTCTCCGAACTCAAAGAATACTTGAAAATCTTGTTCGCTAAATTCTAAATCTTCAGCACCTAACCAAGTAGCAACCTCTTCGTCGCTTAAAGCATAACCGCCTTTAAGCATAGAACTTGCTTGTTCTCTGGTAATCTTGCCCTTGTTAAAATCTCTAATGATGCGCTGCATATTTTGCCACTCGCGACCTTTCAATCCTTTAATATGCTCATTAACACTTAAAGGACTTGCTGCCATTGGTTGCTCAGTTTCAACAGGCATTCCGTATTTAGTTGGATCAATACCAAGCTTCTCTAATATCCACTCTTTTGGTGCTACTTCTTTTATAATGCTTTCGCTAAAATCAATACCGATTGGGTCGGTAGGTTGTAGCATTAATTCCTCTGTTATCCCTGCATATTGCCCAAGCATATTAAATACACCTTCTAATTGCATTTGCTTGTAACGAATATAAGTATTGTTAAAGATTTCGTAGCTATCACGCATCTGTTGTCTGTTGCCTAATTGACCAGGAACGGCAATACCGAAAAGGTCAGGGCTTGTAATTTGGTGGCCGCTAAAAATGTTATTCTGTATTAACTCGTCTACTCTTCCAAAGTCCTCTTTAGTTAAATCACTCGCACCCAAATCGTCTACAATAGGTTTTCTTGTTGCATCATTTACAAAAGCAAGTAAATACTTTTTGCCGTCTGCACCCGTGTACATATTGTCGAACTGTCTGCTAACTGCACGTTTCTCGTCAGGGCTTGGCTCTCCGTTTGGTAAAGTAATAAGTTTACTGGCAGAAAACCCGGTTTGAGCATTACCTAAAACGTGCTTACTTACTTCTACATCACTTTCAATGTAGTTAAGCGCACCAAAATAACCCGGAAGGCTATAAACATTCATACCCGGTCTGTATTCTTTTACATAAAGTATCTGAACACCTACAGGGTTTTTAGGATTGAACGCATTGTATATCTCAGCTTTTTCTTGATTGCGTGTAGCTTTCCAATCTTCTTTATACCAGAACTGCGTGTTGTCTTTGTTGGTTCTAATCTTTGTATAATCACAATGCCATAACTCAGCGATTTGTTCGCCCATTACAGACCAAATAACTTGTATGTAAGCACCGCCAAATAGTTCAATATCTAAAGCAACCTTTTTAGTTAGATCATTTAAAGTTTCCTCTCTATTAACTTGCTTAACAATAGGCTGCTCTCCTGCCCAACCATTACCAACAATGTAGTTCACTTTGCCTCTTACGATAGCATTGTGCTTTGCTGACTTGTTAAAAAGGTCTAATAGGTATTGAGGATAGTCATTATTTTGACCATACTGCATATACCCTTCGCCTTTTTTCTCTTTATATTCCGGTTGCTTTGCCTCGGCAAATGTCAATACTTGTATTTCCATTATTGTCTTATTGTGAATGTGCTTGTTGTTTCGTATTCTGTGAATGATATAGTTGTACCCTCGAGTTCCATAATGCCTGTTTCAAGCAAGTTTAAGCCCGTCGGGTTTGTGTTGGTAGTACTTGTTTGCTCGTAAATTGTGTAGGTGTATTGCCCGTTTAAAGCCGTATTAAAGAAGCTATTAACTACAATAGTGAACTCGTTGTACCTATCCTTATATGCGCTTATGTCTGTATTGTTAAGCCTTACAAATTTGATGTCCGTATTTGTACTTCTATTCTCAAAAATAAATAGATAGTTCGGGCTTGTTAAAAGCTGCTTCTCAGTCAAGGTAAGTATTATGTTTTGGGTTTGCCCCTTTATTAATCTTATCACAACTATAAATATAAACTATCACGATTGTTTGCAAAATAAAAAACCCCCGAACAATTAAGTCCGAGGGCATCTATATACAAAACCAAAACAACCTAAGAACCTGCGGTAGTTAATTGACCTGCAACAGTAGAGTTAACTTCTGGAGCAAGGGCAGCTTCCGCACCTGTGAAGGTTAAAGTGTAACCACTTCTATCGCCTTCTGCCGTTCCTGTACCTGCGCTACCGCCTGTAAGGTCTAAGCCTCTTGTTTTTCCTAAGTACCAGTATTTGCCATTGTTATCTTTGGCAACCGCTACTAAAGTGTTTTGAGCCAACAACAAGATTTCGTTTCTTGTGTTCGCTTGTAATTTGTTTAATACGATAGTTAATTCAGGAGCATAAAAGATAGTTCCATTCTGTACGTTTGCATTAACATTCTCAACTAATTGAGAAGTGCCTTTTACAAGTTCGTACTTATAGAACCTTTTACCAGATGCTTTTACTAAAGCGGTAATTACACCACTTGCCTCAGTTGTAGAGGTAACATCTCCAGCTGCCATAAAATAAACTTCGGTTATACCGCCTAAACTGTCTTTGCAGTCAAGAGTATAATTTTGAGTTAAAGCACAAGCCATTGTTATTAAATTAAATTAGTTTGAAAAAAATGGGGGATATATTTCAATCCCCCTATAAATTATGCAAGGATAAACTTCACTACTTCGTCAGGGAAGGCAATGTTTACACCCATTTTGAACTCAGATACGAAACGTACTTGGTCAGCTTCTTTAGCATAGAAAATTTCAAACTTCTCTTCTTCGTTCAATAAGTCAGTACCTAAGAACATATTGCTTAAACGCATAGCGTAAACTTTGTTAGTTCCGTTAAGACCTGCAACTGCAATTACTTTAATTGTAGTACCAGGAAGTACAAATTCGCTATCAGCTTTAACATCAATTTGGTAATTGAAGCTACCGCTATTTTTAAGAGCAACAGTGTAAGTTCTAAATAAATCTTGACCGCAGAAGATAGTCATATCGTCAGCCGCTACAACTTTTGCAGGGATTGCTTGGTAAACACCATCAAAGATAGAGATTACGTTAGCAGCAGTAATAGAAGATAAAGGAGCGCCAGAGATAAAAGTTGAAGCGTTAGCAGCAACAACACCAGAAGCAGCGCCTATTAATTTTACAAGTCCGTCAAAGCGGTTAAGGTTTACATTCACACTTGTAGTGTCGCCAGTCCATAACGCAGTTTCTAATTGAGCAGCAATAGTTTTAGCTTTCTTTTCAGAATACTCTTGCTCGAAAGGTACGCTATCGTACATAGAGCCAGTAGGTAAAGCTTTTTGTAAATACTTAGCTTCAAGGTCTTTAGGACAAAGAGCTTCGTTTACTTTAATTTTACCAGGAGTTACAGTACGTTGAGTAAAGGTAGTAGAACCAGAAGCATTAAAGCCACAAGAAGCACCATCTTGGAAGATAGCGTCAGTTTCCATAATGTTGATTTTTTCGCTTGACTTTACGCCAACCATAACGTTACCTGCGCTCTTAATAAGAGAAGCAGTTTTTGCACCCAATACAGATGAAGTTACAAGTAGAGCCTCGTTTTCTTTTGTATAGTTTGCTAATGCAGATACATCAAATCCCATTTTATTTTATTTTTATTTGTTTAATAAAGCGTTTCTAAATTTCTCAATTCTATCGTACTTCATATTATGAGTAGTTACGTTAGAACCAAAGTTGTTTCTTGGTTGCGCAATAGGTTCAGCGTTAGGTGTCTTTGTAAGTGCTTCTATTAATTCAGCTACTTGACTAAAGCCATTCTTAACTTTTGCCTCTAATTGTGCTACTTGTGTTTTAAGATTTTCGTTTTCAGCTACCAAGTTTGTAATTTCGTCAGCCATTTTCTCATCATACTTTTTACCTAATTCTGCAGGGTTTTCTTCAGCTTCTTTAGCTTCTGCTTCTGGTGTTTCAATAGATAAGATTTTAGCGGCTTCGTCTAAAACAATTTTAGTGCCGTCTGCTAATTGGTGTTCGCCAACAGGAGCAGGACTTCCGTCTGCTAAAGTAACTTCGCCACCGATAGCTAATTCGCTAATCATAACCTTCGTTCCGTCCATAAGGCTATATTCTGCGAATGTAACAGGTACTTCTTCGATAGGTGCTTCAATAGGAGCCGGAGCCTCTACTTGTGGCATATCTTCGAATAAAGCCCTAATTTGCATAATTGCATCTTTTGCGTTCATCATTCTTTTTGTTTAAATATTAATAAAAGATTTTGTTTATCATTTAACCCGTTGCAATATTTCCTTTATTGCATTCATAAGTTCTTGTTCTTTGGTCGGCTTTGTCTTGTAAGTAAACAACCCCTCTACGCTAAAGCCTTTAAATTTGCCCTCTTTAACATCATTCCAAACGCCTTCGTTATCTACTTTAAAAGAGCCAAACCAAGAGCCGTCCGGTGCATCTTCAAACCCTTTCATTGGTTGTATACCTCTGCTTTGATCTGTAATAAAACTCTCAAACATTGTTACACCTTCTACTTGTTGGTCAGGAGAGTGCATTAAGTTTACGTTTGATTGGTAGCCTCTTTTGAAAAACTTTTGAGCAATCTTGAATATAGTGTCTTTAGAAAAGACCACATAGTAATCGCCATAAGTAGCATCACTCCTAAAGATAGGCATATCAGCCAACATAAGAGGACCAGAGATAATACGCTTATCTTCGCTAACCACTTCAAAGCGTTGTTGATTTTTAAAGGCATTCCAATTCTTTTGAATAGCAGGTTTGTCTACGAGTGCCACATAATCGACCTCGGCATCGTCATTCATATCCTCGCTAATGTCTAATAAATAAACAGGTAAGTCCATATCTTTAAATATTAAGTGTTTTAAATTGTTATCATTTAACCAAACCTTGCTCGTTGCTGAATAGCTGCGATACGTTGTTGGCTGCTTGTTACATCGCTTTCTATAACATAGGCTCTTGTTGCTTGGTTGCCTAAAGCGTTAATAGATTGTGCGCTAATATTAGTAGTAGCTGCTTCTGGCTGAGGTGGAGCCATCGGTGCTCCTGCTGAAATACTTGGTGCAGATACTCCACCGCTTACGCTTCCAGTACCCCTTGCTGAAGGTATATTAGTAGAAACAATCTTTTTAACATTTACTAAACCTGCTGCAACTGTTGCTGCTGCTGCTATCGCTCCGAATGGTGGGGGGTAAGTAGCTAAAGCCTTGGTCGCACCTTCGTAAGTAGACATAACTGCTTTAGCAACTGCAATAGCTTTACCTGCAACACTATTTTGATCTATAATACCTGCAACTGCATCAAGGGCTGCCATAGCCCCTTGCTTTTGTAATTCAAGTTCTTTTAACTTATCGGCTGTTTTTTGTTTCTCAATTTCCTTTTCTGTTTCAGCCGCTTTTTGTTGCGTTTGAATAGCTTGTAAAGTAAAGTTTGTAGTAGCAGCCATTACTGCCTTTTGACCTGCAAACCTTTCATTGTCTATTGCTTCTTGTTTCTTTTTATTTTCTTCTGCTTCTGCTTTGTCTAAAGCTGCAATTTCCTGTTGTGTTATTGTTCTTGAAGTAAGCCTAAACTTATTTCTTTTGTCATACTCGGATAATAAATCTTCTGTTAGCTGCTTTTCCTCTTCAAGTTGCTTTTCTATACGTTCGTTAAACTCTTCTAATTCTTGATCTGCTTTTTTCTTTGCAGTTTCGCCATATTTATTTGTATTTGCTGCACCTCTTTGTGCTGCTTGTTTAGCTGCATCTTCTCTTGTTTTTT